TTATATACTTTTCCAATTGCTCTTTTAGTTTATCGGATTTAATTTTTTTAATATTTTTTTCATACAATGAAATTATATTATATCTGTGTTCATCAAAATTTACAGGATTATACCACCAAGGAAAATGTACAAAATGAAAATTAATTAATTCATGCGATTCTTTTAATTCTTTAATAAAATCAAAAAAATCATAAACATTTAATAATGAGCAAGTATATTGAAAATCGTATGTAATGTTTTTATATTGTGTAATAGCCCATTTTAATGCCATCATATTCTTTTTAAATATTTTGGTATCAAATCCGGTTCTAACATATTCACCAAGCTCTCCCAACCCATCCAATGAAATAGAAAAATGTACTTTTCTGAAATCCTTCAGATATTCAAATATTGTTTTTCCTTTGTATTTTAAAATACTAAAGTTGGTATTATACATCAAAGTTACATTCTTTTTATTTTGAATGGATTCCAATAATTCAAAATGTTCTTCTAAAACAAATGGTTCACCTCCTGCAAAATACAAAACTTCTATATTTTGCATAGCATCTTCATTTAATTTAAAATTAATTTTATTTAAAGATTCTATTTTTTCTTCTCCAAAAGCAAGAACTCCCATATTATTTTTATAGAAATCTTCCTTCTCTTCTTGCCATTTTGTTGAATATGAATCATTACAACTTCTACATTTAAAATTACATATATTAGAAGGTCTTAAATCCAATGAAACATAATCAGGCTTAACTTCTCCATCAAAATTTTGAAAATCTAAATTATCTTGTATTCTTTTAAGATGTTGCTTATGATGTTCGTTCCACTTTTGTCTTGATGATGTTACATTTTGGCTTTCTAAAGAATAACAGGCATTACAATATTCATTGTGAATACCTTTAATCATATCAACTCTTAATTTTTTGTATTCTTCCGAATTAAACGCTTCATCAATTGTAGTATTTTTTAGATTAATATCTGTAAATGGTTTTTGTGAATCGCAACATGCTTTGGCTGTTCCGTTCATATACCCATTGAAGTGTATAAATGGTAATATACAAAATTTGTTATTCATTTATATTTTTAATTTTAACTTTGTAATTTGCTTTTTATCAGTACCATACTTTTCGCAGATATATTTAATATTTTCTCTACCCTCTCTGGTAGCATAAAGTATTTCGATATATTCAATTGCTTGAGTTTCGGGTACTGAAAATTCTCTTTTGATTAATTCAACCAAAAATTCTTCATACTTCTCTTCGCCTTTCCCTTTAATGTATTTCAGATATTGCTTTCCCTTTGGGATTACGCTGATATACAACTTATACATTTCCTTTGGTTGTAGTGTTTGAGTCAAAGGAAGTAAAGTTGCAATCAGTTCTACCCATTCTGGCTTCATTGAAAGAAATCTATTAATCATAAAATTACTCCACGATTTTAAATCCTCTTCCGAAAGTTTATCAAAATACTTTGGGTCTTGCTCCGAAGTTATTGCATTAAGATGGTCGAATAACTTTTTAGCTGCCATTATTTTACGATTTTAGATTCTTGTAATTCCGGTGGTAATAAGTCTTGCAATGGTTTACCACAATTTGTACAAAGGAAAATATCGATTGGTATTACAGTATCTTTATCTCCACCCGTAACCAACCTCGATGCTTTTCTAACTCTCAATGCCGGCATAAAGATAACGTTGCCGCATTCACATGCTACATCTCTCGTATCTTTTAAATCAATATAAGGTTGTTGATTCATCATTATTTAATAATGTTTAAAATTTGAATAATTGTACTCATAAATACGATTTCTTTATCTACTACCAATGCATCTTTTGATAATCCATCAGCGATAGTTAAAATTACATTAGCGGTATTACCACTAGCATAATCATCTACTTTATCGTATAACATCGAATACATTTCTGAATAATCATTTAAGTGATTATCTGCAACCGACTGTCTGATAGTCATAAATAAATTACGTTTATCATCGGATGATTTTAATAAATCAATTAATTTAGTTTGGAAATTTGATTCAACCATAACTTTATGGTCTACTTTCAATTCACCCTTAGCCGATTGTAATTGGCAAGTGTTTAAGATTCTACGAATATCAGGATAATATGAATTGATGATATCAGCCATATTCTTTGGCTCGTATTTAATCTTTTCAGTATCCAAAATTTTAGCAACCTGTACAGCTACATCCTTTTTAGTTGGTGGCGTAATTGCGAATGATTGACATCTACTCTGAATTGGGTCAATAATCTTCTCAATGTAGTTACAAGTCAAAATGAATCTACAATGTTTTGAAAAAGTTTCCATTAAGTTACGCAAGATTGCCTGTGCGTTTGGGGTCATATAATCAAACTCATCCAAAATAATTACTTTGAATCCTGCAAATCCTACTGATGATGCGAAGTTCTTTACTTTTGTTCTAACAGTATCCACATTGTTTTCATCCGATGCGTTAATAATCATACTATCGCATTTGATACTATTTACAATTAACTTTGCTAATGTGGTTTTACCTGTACCCGCTTTACCATAAAACAACAAATGTGGAATATCGTTTGTATCCAAATATTGTTGAATGGTTTCTTTTACTTGCTCATTACCTACATAATCGGCAAGTGTTTGTGGGCGGTATTTCTCCACCCACAAACTATGTTCTCTTTTATTAATATCGTTTGCGAAAAAACTCATATTTTATTTTATTTACCAGATGAACCAAATCCGCCCTCACCTCTTTCCGAATCAGATAATTCATCAACTATCTTAACTTGTACTACCGGCGTTGGCACTATTACTATTTGACAAACTCTATCTCCTACATTATAAGCGATTGAATCCAATCCATTTAACTTATTAAAGGTTGCTTGAAGTTCTCCTCTATAACCTGAATCAATTACTCCTACTGAATTACTTAACATCAATTCAGTATTTCTAATGGATGAACGAGGAAATACCAATCCAACAAATCCTTCCGGTATCTCCATTGCAATACCTAATCCATATGTTATCTGAAATGTAGTATTTTCTTTAATATTTGTTGCTACTAAATCCATTCCAGCATCACCCTTTTTAGCATATTTGGGTTTAACCGAATCCGGATGTAATAATTTAATTTTTAGCTGCATTTTCTTTTTCTTTTGCTCTTTCTAATTTAGATTCTTCACTAATTGGTCTTGGGAAGATTTTAAAAGTCATTCCGTTTTGTTGGAAATTTAAACCTTCATTTTCTTTTGGTTGAATTTGTAAAACCAATGGAGCAGGTTCTGCACCTTCTTCTTGCCAAGCAAATGCAATTGGTTCGTTATTGAAAAACTGAAAACACCATTCCGCATCTTCAATTGTTTTTGGTTCAGCTATTTCAACGCTACCTTGTGGTTGTAATGCTTCATTTTCTGCGGTTAATTCTAATTCTTGTGCCATTTTATTAATTTTGGATTTCTACTAAATAATATTTACAAACGAATTCATCAATTTGGAACTCAACGTGTGCCAATCCATCAGATGATACTTTAAGTTTAGCTGCGGTTGCTTCTTTATTAGCCGTTAAGATTTCTTTTAAATACTTAGCGGAGAATGAAATTGGTTTAACCTCACCAGCGTAACCTTTTTCACAAGTGAATGTTACTCTATTTGTAGAAATTGATGAATAACCAATTGCCATTTTTAAATCACCACCTTCAGTAAACACAGTGAAAGTATCGATATCAGATAATGCACCTTTTGCTTTGATAAACTTATCAATCATATTAGATGCCATTTCGATTGAAATACCAAATTCCGGCATTTGCTTCAAATCGGGTACCGCAGGAATTACGCCTAAATCAGCCAATTGATAAGAAGTTTCAGTTTCATCTGAAGATAATTTTAATACAGTTGCTTTTTCTCCTACTGTATCTACATTAAGATTGATATCACTATCCAAAATACCAATAAGGTTTTTCAATAATGATGTGGTATAAATACCAATGTTGAATGGTTTTGATGTAAAACCATTAAAATCCACTTCACCAAGCATAGTTTTATCATCAGAAATAAAACGAACTGAAAGTTTGTTTCCTTCAGCGTTCCAAGCTACTGATTCAATAACACCACCCAATGAATACTTTTGAATGAATCGAGTTAAATTGTTCTTGTTCATAATTTACTTTTTTTATTTTATTTTTATTGTTACAAATATACGACTAATTTTTGAATATTCCAAGCTTTTTTATATGATTATATAATTTTTCTGCATAATTTTTATTTTCTTCCGATGTAGCATATTTCGTATCATCTTCAAAATATGGATAATCACCATCAAATCTATTATCATCTACATAATCAGTTTGCAAAAATACTCCATTCCATGTAAAAGGTATTTCTTTTGATTTAAGATAATAAGTTATCAATAAATGATTTTTATACCAATTCATAAAATCATCTTCTGAATTAGAAATATGTTTTATAGCATCAAACTCCCTTATACCATCTGGGTGTTCTTTGTAGTAACCCCACGGATTTGGTGCATATGGTTCAATACCACCATCTGCTTTATAAAATTCTCTATGAGTTGGATATGTGTACATTATATTAACAAAGTTTGGATTAACTTTATCCACAAATGTTAATATCGTTCTTACTATATAATCATTACTTCTACCACTATATCCAAAATTTAAATCAACTCCATTTGGTATCAGTTTTGAAAGATAGTATGGATATGTTTCATTATCATTTACTCCAATTCCTTCTGTATAAGAACTACCAACACTCATAATTTTGTATCCTTCTTTCAAAATAGAATTTCCTCTAAAGCCAATTTCATTATAAGTGTAATCATTTTTATTTGTATGGTCGGAGCCAGAGCCTTGAAATCTTCTTCCAACTCTCTCTTTTAACTTCCATCTAAATGATGTAACATCAAATGAAATTGGTTTCCAAAATTTTAAACTATTCATATCTAATAAATCCGTTTTTTTCAAAAACATTATGAGCTGATGTGTGCCAGTCTTCGCAAATACATGTAATTTTTTTAAATGATTTTGGTAATAATTTTATAGTATTATTTACAAACCATATTGGTGAGTATGATGGTCTTTCATAACAATTCGTAACATATAAATTATAAAGATAAAATTCATCATTTTCTTTTGGCTCATAAAATACATATCCAATTGCTTTATGCCCATAATACAATATAAATAAATGATGTCCTTTACTTACTCTCATTTGTACATCATCAAAATTAAACATACCATCCCAACTATATTCTTCGTTGAAGAAATAAATTAATTTTTTTACATCATCTGATAATAAATCCAATTTATGTCTATTTGAAATGTGTATGACACTCAAATCTTCATTTTCATTATAATTCCATTTATTTAATTCAAATTTAATCATATTAAAAACTAAAAAACTTTTTAGCGGTTTGAGCTTCAGCAGATGCTTTTTCCCATTTCAATGCGTTATAAAAATCATTAACTTTGTTTTCCAACTCTGCTTTATAAATCATATCTCTATCCACATATTGCTCTACGAAATCCATAATTTCTTGTGGGTCATTGTAATCTTTGAATGCGACGGTATCCAATCCTAACGGATTTGTTTTAAGATATACCCACTTCACTTTATCACCATCTCTAATTGGTTCGTGCTTATATGGACAATTGAAAAACTTTAATAATCTATTATAAGATATACCAGCTTTAACGTGCGCCGGTGTTCCTTTTTCAAAATCAGCAATTGCTTGTCCTCCATCTTTTCTCCACGTTCCATTATCATATTTACTCAACTCCTTAATCGCTCCACCCTTTGCTATTTTATTTACTGGCAAAGTTACCATTTCTTTTTTGAAGTTAAGTAAAGATTCATCCATAAATGCATTATCTTTACCCATTAGAATATCTTTCAACATTTTAGCCATAAAGTCCTGAAATGCTTTCGGAAACGATGAACGAACCACATCCAATCCTTTTACATCCAACTTATCACAAGGTACACCATTCTTTAAAATCATCCATTGTGCATATCGTTTCTTTGCTACCCAAAATCCCGCTTTACTGATGTACTCTTTCTTAATTTCAAATCTATGTTTTTCCTTTGGAATAAAAAAGAATCTTTCAGCCAACATATCATAGAATGAGTTTAAGAATGTTTGAGTTTCTTCGGCAATTGTGTTTACCTCTTCAGCCATTCTATTTTGGTCGAATGTTTTGTATTCGGGATAACGATGCTTCACCAATGGTTCTGCCATCATATAAATGGAATCAGTATCGATGTACACATTATAATCTTCTTTAGTTCCGAGTTCTTTCCAATATTTGATGTTTGCCATTTCTGCTGTTTTCTTAATAACAGTTTGGCCCGTAATCGTAACTGCCTCTGCATTATCAATATCGTAAAACCGAAAGGCAGGAAGACCAAGCACACCATACATAGAGTTAAGAAGAATCTTCTGAACCAACTGCCTTTTCGCATAAAATTCATATTTTTCCGTATCACCCTCCGTACCATATTTCTTTTCTAATTTTCTAAATTCAACACGTTTTTGAAACCAATCATTTAAAATATCCGCAATAAGACCAGGTGAATCCTGTGAGTATAAAACTCCGTTAGCTGCTACTCCTAAATTACTATCTTTAATAACTTCTTTTAGTTCCTGTGTTGTATATTCATACTCATCACCATCCTTACCAATAACTTTATAGGTTGTATCCAATCCTTTAATATTAGCTTCCGCATCCCAATTTTGAATCTTACCAATTTTTGTTTCGGGACTGATGTTTAGAGTCATAATGATTGATGGATATAGAGATGTTAAGTCCAAATCATAAATCCAATCGTACTTACCAACAATAGGTTCTTTCACATAAGCTCCAATAAACTTCTCTTCGTTGTTATCACGGAGTGCCTGCATCCTTTCTTTTCTATCCTTTGGTTTATTAGTTGCTACTAATCCTTTCTTTTTCAGATATCCCAAACATGCCCCCTCTAACCATTTAGAGGAGAATATGTAATCTTCGTATGGAACAAATCCGGCATGGCAAACGGCTCTACATAATTCAATGAATTGTAATTTGTTATCCATTGCTACAACCAACTCCACGTCAACAATGTTATACTCAATAAACTTCTCTAAATCATTTACAAATAAATCATCTAAACTTCCTTCATACTCAACCTTACCTCTACCTAATTCTTTGGTAGCAATGTAATTCAATGTATAAGATGCTTCCAATGTATATGTGTATGTTTTATATAGATTGATGTAATCTAACACACTCACTCCACCAAAACTGAACTTCTCTCTATATGGTGACCAGAATGCCTCACCAATGCGAGATAATCTTTTAGCATGTCCTTCCCCACATACGTTTTTAATACGATTGTAGAGATATGGAATATCAAAGAAATCGATGTTCCAACCTGTTAAGATTGTTGGGTCAATTTGCTGATAATAGTTTAAGAATGATAATAAAAGATTTCTTTCATTATCAAAAATGTGAACTTTTACCTCTCTACCATCTTTACTAAATTGCTTTGCATTATCTTTGACTTTACGTTCTTTATCTAATACAAACACTTCATATTCTTTTGTGATAGAATCGTGTGCAGCAATAGCTGTGATTTCGTTTTGTGCTTCCTTTGTATTTGGTAGACCAGATATCATTTCTACCTCAATATCAAATGTTAATACAGTATGACCTTTTGATGGTAAATCATTATCGTAAATGTCTACCAATACTCTCGTTGTTTCTGGCACATCGGATTCAAATAAATCTTCAGCTTCATCTTTTTCCCACTTTGAAATACGGGTTAATTTATCACCATACATTGAACGATGTTGTCCGTATGGGTCTTTTTTATAAGCGTATTTACGATATGGAAATGTTTGATAACCATTTGTATCATCCCATAAATGTATTAAATTCTTTGCTCTCTCGTAATAGATGTTTTGATACATTAATATCTTAATTTTTCGTTTAAAACTTTAATCATTTTACTATCATTTAATGATAGTTCCTTTGCTCTTTCAATTGCTTTGTTTGATATATCTAAACGATGGGTTTCGTTATCTAATATTCTATCAAGCATATCAAACAAATCCTTTTTATATTTAAAGAATAATCCATTTGGGTCTATCTCTTTATAACAATCTGATTCCTGAAATATCATCGGTGTTCCATTCATCATACAATCCGTTGCTGCCACACTCCATCCATAATTGGTTTGCCTCATCTGAACTCCAACCATACATTCTTGTAATCTTTTGTAATAGTCGTGTTTGGCAACTTTTGTATTATCAATCCAACTAAATTCTGGCTTACCATCCAATTGTGGCACCCATACTTTAAAATCTTGCCTACGTTCCCTATACTCTTCCATCAATTTAATAAATGATGGATATCCTTTATAAGCGGCTGCTCTATGATTGAATACAATAACTTTTTCCTTTGATTGAGGCGATTCGATTATTTTGGAATTATCTACTCCTAAATTCCATACTACTAATATACTATTTAATTTTTGAATAAACAAATCATTAAACCACAATTTTGCTTCTTCCAAAACTCTATCTTTTTGTTCTTGTGTATTTAAAAAGCAAGTTTCCATTTGAGATACACCTAAAAGTTCTATCGGCATCCATCTCCATTTGTTTTTTCTATCTTCGGCATTACAAGTTTTCATTTCCCACCAATGACAATATCCTATAATTTTGGTATTAAAATCATTTTTATATCTACCAACTTGTGGCCAATCCGGCAAATGTGAATATATTACATCATAATCAATAGTTTCCAATAACCTATTCATATCAGGCGGATATGTTCTCATTTTAATCATATCACCTGAAAATGGTAGTATATGTTGTTTTACATTAATAAGATTCAATTTCTTAACCGCTTGTGGTAAAATGATATTCCAATAAAAATCACCATGCGATTCCAATGCTTTTATATGGTTGTAAATAACATCAACAAATGAATCTTTTTCAATATTAGAAGAATTGGTAATATTTGGTATTACCAATACTTTGCGAGAATTACTATAATCTATACTATCCCAAAAATTCATATTATCTTCCTACTTCTTTTAAATAATGTTCTTTCATTTGTTCCCAAGTCATTCCAATTGCATCTATATAAAATAGAACCTCTGGTTTGATTTTACCTTCATCAAACAATTTTTCATATCGTTTGATTGCTTTATTTTTCCACCATTTAATAGTGTATTCGTTTCCTTCTTTGAATTTATCTTTCAACACTAAATCCTTCTCTTCAATTTTTGAACAAAGGAATTCATTACCATTTTCATACATTTGTGCAAAATATACACCTCTTTGGAATCCGTGGTCATATTCATTTCCTTTAATTCCTAATTCTTTGAATATTGCCTGAATAATCTTTTGTTTGATTCCACTTACAGGTCCATTCTTTTCGTAACCCATATTAGCACCATTTCTTTCTCTCTCATCCATAATGTTTTTCTTATACCATTCTGAACGATTTTCTTTTAACCATTGATGCCACGGGTCATAAACTTTATCATCGGGTTTTGTTGAAATCTTACCTTTGGATTCACCCAATGTTTTGAAATGTGGAATACCATTATATTGTGAATGGATACCATACAAAGATGTTGTTCCCACTCCAACCAATGGATTGTTGTATTTCTTTTGCCAATAATCTCTAACTTCGGGTGAAGTTGCTAATGCTGCGATTAACTTACCACCTAAAAAATTATATCCAAATGGTTGTGTTGATACAATGGTAGTTGCAATTGTAGTGCAATTTAATTTACCCTTTTCAAACTTATCTTCTTTACTCCAACCAATATACTCATCTCTAACACCCAATGAAGTAATATCAGAACCCAAACAAATTTGCCCTAATATTTTTCCGCTTGTTCTATCCTTTACATAACATTTTACATTACGACCTGGATTAGCCTGAAACTCCATTGTGTGAATCAATCTACGAATTTCAGTCCATCGAGTTGATTCTTTTGGGTCATCTTCTACAATTTCTACATAGGGATTGATTGATTCGATTTCCTTAATAGTTAGCTCTTTATTTGTAATATCAGTCGGCTTCCATAACGAATCATAGTGTTGTTGAAGAACCGGCAATCGTTTCATATTAGAAACCAAATCATCGTTCCACTCCATCCATTTTTTGTAGAGAGTTTGCTCTTCTACTGACATAGTTTTAAGATAGTCCATATTTTCAATGAACTTCTTTTTCATAACCTCATAATCAAATGTGGCCGTGTTTGTTTCTTCTCCGGTATCCCAAAATTTCATATTCAGATTTTATTATTGTGTTTTACAAATATACGAAAAATAATTGATATTACCAAAATTTGGTATCTATTTCCGTTTCTGGTGCAATTGTTTCCCAATGCTGAATATCCTTATTATATGCACGAGCATCTTTAGGATAAGGTCTAATCTCATGTTTCAATGATTTAAGAATTGTTTTTCTTTCTTTCTTATCTTCAGCTATAATTTGTAAGTATCTATGCTTTGGTGGTTCTTCTCTTCTCCAAAATTCTTTGTAACCTTGCTTACCAATTTCTCTACGAAGATGCTCCAAATTACCACTACCCCATTTTGTAAACACAGTCCTACTATGAATCCATTTGTATGGGTTATTTGATAATGAAATGCCATAGTTTGGCATTAGGGCGATATCGGTATTTAGCCCCTGATAAATCCAATTAGTTGCTTGGTAAATACCACCCAAATGTTCTTGCCCATTATCGGCGTAAGAAATAAGTGCTTTAATTGCTTTATCATTTTCTCTGAACCATTTGAATGATTGTCCCATAGCAAAAGATTCAATGTTAGAACCATAACCATCATCACAATAAAGACGTGTTAATTCCAATACATTATCTTTTGTAAGTAATTCCGAAATAGAAGTTGCTGCTCTAGCTCCAACGGGAAACCCGTAAACCAAACATCCAATCAATTTGGTATCTTCGCCCAACGCATTGGTTTCATCCATTTTATAGAATATTCCTAATGCGTATCTACACGCAGTCCAAGCGTGAGTATAGTGTTTCTTTACGATAATATCTTTTGCTACATCTTTACCAATTGGTGCTATAAATACTTTTGATGTATCACAATATTGTTTGCCTTCTACTTTCATAACCTTAATTTATTGGTTCTAATTTATGTATTTCTTCAATGAATTCCTCATTTGCTTTTGGATATGGCAAAGATGGATATTTTAGATTTTTTAATAATTGTTTTCTTTCTTTTCCATTAACCAAAATGTAAACGTAACGATGTTTTCTCGGTTCTTTTTTAATCCAAAATGGCGATGTAACCATTGTCTGAATTATCTTCGGGTCATTCGTTCCGTATTTCACATATGAAGTTCTGCTATGATGCCACTCATCAATCTCACTCCACTTAAAACTCCAACTATCATTTGGTCGGATTCGGTTACCCTGATAAATCCAATTGGTTGCTTGATATATAGTTCCTAAATGACCAGCCTTTGGGTCTGAATATGATACCAATGCTTTTATATGTGGTGCGTTTTCTCTTAACCATTGAAATGTTTTTCCAACAAACCAACTTTCAATATTACTACCATATCCATCAAACACAAATAAACGGGTTAGTTCTAACACTTCCGTTCTATCCAATGTTTCACATATAGATGCGCCGGAATGCCTACCAACCGGGTCACCATAACACGCTACACCAATAAGTTTTTCATTTACTCCTCCAAAGAATTTGTGTTCATCGTTTGAAACATAAAATAAACCAATAGCATAGGATACTTTTGTCCATATACCACTATAATGGTTATTTACAATAATATCCTTTGCTACGTTTTTATTTACCGACCTTACAACTAATTTTGATGTATCACAATATAACTTATTGAGTTCTTTCATAAGGCCACTTTATCATGTGTGTCCACGTTTGGTTTGTAACTATTTTTTTAATGTTAGCAGGAGATACCTTATAGTTTCTAGCAATAACATTGATATTTCTATGCCCTATACGATATAGTTCTCTAATTTCGGAAACCTGTTTTTCCGTTAATTTGTGCATTGGATGCGCTTCTCCTTTTAACATACGTCTAATATAACACTTTTTTTTGAGAATCACAAATTTTTTACTTTAAATTTTCATTTATTGCGTTTACATATGCCAATTTAGATTGTAAACCGGTGAATCTTTCCACTTCTATACCATCTTTTTCCATAACTACTGTTGGAACTGAACGTATTCCGTATTTAGTGGCTTCTTCATAAGCTTCATCTACATCGTATTCTTCAAATCTTACATTTGAAAATTGGCCTTTAATTTCGTTCATCATTGGTGCCAATGCTCTACACGGTCCACACCATGCTGCGCTAAATTTTTTAACTGTTATCATAATTTTATTTTTAGTTGTTTTCTATTTTTGGGTATTCTTGTGGATGATACAATGATTCCCATAATGGTATATTTGATATTCTTTGAATTGATTGAAAATAAATATCAAACATTATATCAAATTCTTTTGGAAAAATATCTTTAAAATTTGATTCATAATGTTTTGCTAAATTTAACAAAAGTTGTCTATTATGTCTATAAATATCTCTACACTTATCC